CATCGACAATATACATGATGTCATTTTGTTGGGTGTACTTAATGCTTGAAAGGTTCGTTTCCAGATAAGGCGAAACAATCTGATAAACGCGCTCGGCTGTCCCGCCGCTTGAATAGGTCGTATAAGATGAGCTGTTGATGTTGTTCCCGTCCTCATCTTGAAGCTCGAAAGTGTTAGCCGCGACGTTTGCGACCTTAAATCTTTTATTGTTGACTTGCGTCATGCCAACAACCGCATCGATGTCGACAAAATCGCCGTTGCTGTAACCATGTGCACCCGATGTCACCACCGCAGGGTTAGCTTTAGTGATCCCGGTGATTGTCTTTGCTGTCTCGACGATGCTTGCGCTGTTTCGGAAAAATCGGAAATAAAGGTCGCCTAACTCCATTTGATAAGATTGCTCAAGCGAGAATTTGAACGCAATCAGCCGGGCGTCTTTGTTTTGGTATTTTGTCCGGGCCACGTGCTTCGTCCCGGGTGTGCGAAAAACAGATCCGAAATTTGTGACTAAGACGTTTTCAAGCGTTTCGTGGCCGGCATAGTACGGGACGGAATCATATCGGCCGCGAAGCTTAGGAGATACTTCCCCGGCTGAAAAATTGACAACTCCTCGAGAAGATGCGCCCATTTTTTAATATCCCCTTGATGAGATAAAAGATGATCTAAGCGGCGGCTGTGGCTTGCCGGCCTGCGCGTCTGAAGCCTTTGCTTCTGAATACCGTGCTTCGTAATTCTTTGCCATTGCGTCGGCGACCGTGCTTGATTGAGTGATGCCATATGCTAAATCGCGGGCAATTCGCGCGGAAAGAGCAGAAGCAAATCCGGGCGAGAATTGCATCGGGTCGGTTATCCGTGCGAAATATTCGATGACCGCTGTCGTCTCGTTTGTGTAGAGCTTGTCACCGTATACCTGAAAATCGCCGTCGTTTGCCATACGATAAACGCGGATGCAATCGGTCGGGAGCTGATAGATATAATCCCAATTTGTCGAAGGCGTAGAAGCGACAAGCCCCAAGGTCGCCTGAAGTTTTGCAAAGTTCCAATCGTGCCCCTCGATCATTTCGTCGCGTAAAATCTGATAGACGGCATTGCACTTTCTCGCGTTTTCGCTGTCCTCGGTCAAGGCAGTTATTCTCGAGCTTGATAATAGCGTCAAGCCAACGTTACAAATTGAGACGTCACTAAGTGCGGTCATTGGCGATTCTCCTATGGCACATTGCAAGAAAAAATACGATTATTAAAACAGTCTGAATCATTCTATCCGGGAAGTGAACTTGAGCATTTACGACGATCATCGAAAGGCCGGTCGCAAGATCGAATGCGCCGATCACAATAAGCTTCCAGAATAACCAAGCAAGGCAAAGTCCGACCAATATCGTCAAAGGCCATCCAAATTCAAAGGCAAACTGTAAAAAGAAATTGTGTGCGGTTGTGTACGGCTTGTGATGTTTCGATCCTAACGCCGGGAAGATATACTTGAATTTTCCGCCGCCCCACCCTTTTACGGGATGCTCAAGTGTGAGCTTTGCAGTTTCTTTCCATGCTTTGGCACGTCCGCCAATGCCCAAATTAGATCCGATCTTGTTTTGGCTGATGCAAACGGAAAGAAATAAAACAATGACCGCGCCGGCAAATAATACGGCGAGTATACGCAATCCCATGCACATAAAAAATACAAATATCCCCACGGCCGCAGAAAATATCGCCCATGAAGAACCAATCATCAAGCCGGTGACTATTGGAAAGAAGATCATCCACCACGCAAAAGGCAAAGCCGCCGCAGATAAAATGACGCTGAAGCTTCCCATTTGCATCGACTGACCGACCACACCGTGAACGCGGGATCTATCGATCCCAAAGTTAAGCATCGAATCGGCATTGAAATGTTGGACGATCAAAAGAAAAAGGTTAAGCAATATGATCGCCGCAATCGCCTTGCCGGTGATCTTAAAGTCTATTTTCGTGTATAGGATAAAAAAATAACATGCGAACACAATCAATGCGTGATTCTGGAATGCAAGCAGGCCGCCGCCGACCGCAAAGCAATTCACAAAAGAAAGGAAGCTAACGGCCTTAACGGCAAAAGACGTCTTGATGAAGAAAAGCAAGAAGCCTGCAAATGCGATCAATGTCATCGCCCAAGGCCATAAATTTTGATCCGGGAAATAAATAAAAAACTGAATCGGCGGGATTAAAGCTAAAGCCACGATTAATGTCGTGGCGAGAATGGTGAGTGTTTTAATCATATGTTTTCGGGGCCGAGGATTTTGCGCCCTCGGCCCCCGCGTTTCGTTTATCCGCTGAACGTGACGCTATTCGAACCAATAGCGATCCAACCGACTGTATCGCTGACATAAAGTAAAGTCAGATAATCACCGACACCATCAAAGGTTACGGTGGTAAAGCCGGTTGCCGTTGTCGGCCTAAGAATATACGTCCCGGAAGATGCCCGAGCCGTAATTTCGATTTTCAATACCTGACCGGGGACGCCGTTTGCTAATGTCCCGGCAAGGCTGACCGTTGAGCTAATTGCTTTTCTTACCAACGCATACGTGACGGGCACGGCTGTGTCAGTATCGGCCATTGACGTGCTACCGCTCAAACCTTGGCCCGTTGGGATTAATCCCGCGCTTACGATAGGAAGCTGAAACTTGCTTCCGTCGTTAGTCGTGATGCTTCCCCCGGTATCAAGATTGATCTCGGTCGCTTCGCCCTGATAAACGTCATCTAATCTGATTCCAACTGAAGCAGAAGCGACATTTGACAAGGCAAGAACGGCGAACATCATAATTGCGATGATTGCATTCTTGTTTAACTTGAACATTCCCTTGCTCCTTTTTTCTGCTGTTTGATTAGACGGCGTAAACGACCCATACCTTGATCGTCCCGGTGATCGCGTTAGTGTTGACGATTGCCTGAAGCTGATCGTCGCCTGTGTTCGTCCCGATTTTGTAACCGATCCCGTCGATGTTACCGTCATTCATTAAAGAATAACGATTCCCACCGGCGGCCGTGCTAACGTCGAGCGCGGTTGCGTAACGATCAACGTCATGGCTGTCGCCGATGTCGAGTGTGGCAGTTGAGCCGGCCAAGTCATCCGTGGCGATCAAGATGTCAACAACCGTCGCACCTTGCGGGATTTTATCACCGAGCTGAATAATGCTCGCGGCCGCTAATGCCGCCGCTTCATATTCGTCATAAATGACGCCGAGCTTTGCTTTGTTGTAACCTTGAGCGATGACATTAGCCCCGCCCGGATTATCTTGCTTTGTTCTGTTGACGCCTTTAACTGTTGCCATGTGAAATGCTCCTTTTTGGAATTATTTAAAAAATAATTTCTAAGCCGATGATTACGATTCGACGCAATCGATTTCGACGACTTTTTCTTCTTCGAGACGGCTTGCGCCCATGCTCATCGAGAAGTAAATCTGCTTCGCGTAGTGATTCGTCGGTAATTCGTCGATACGGCTTGTGACATCTTCGCCAATCGCTAAACCGATACCGCTCTTGCAATACAAAAGAACCTTGCGCGCGCTAGAATCATTTAAGCCCAAGCGTTCGCTTCGAATAACTTTGCATCCTAAGAAGGTATTGATCTCACCCTGAACCAAGGCTTTAACCGAATTGTAGTCGGCCGACTTGATTTCAGTCGTGTTTAAAAGATTGGTCAACTGCTTCGAGGAGATAATCAAGAACTTCTCATCGGAAGGATCGACATCGTTTCCGTTTAAGATTTCAAGACCTTGAAGCCATTTCAACAAAGTCATCCCAACACCGCCGGCGGCGATGATGTTGCCTGCGGGGAACGTAACGGCGGTCGTCCCGGTTTTGCCGGTGTATGCCGTGCCTGTTGCGGCCGCGATGATAAGGTCGTCAATTTTGCGACCCATACCATTTGACGCATTCTTGGCCGTCGGAGAAGTCGGGTCGGCAAGTGTGCGGATGTTGTCGGATTTATCTAAGCCCTTGGCGATGTAATAATCTTCAAGCGCGATTCTGCGACGGGTGACAGAGATTGCTGTCGGGTCGGTTTGAGAAAGGCGTCCGCCCTTGGCTAAAGCATCAAAAGCGTCGAGCTGATCCATGTAGGTTTCTTCAGCTTTGACGCCGGTTTTCACCATGACGGTATTTCTTTGACGGGAGCCTTCTTGCTGTGCTTTTAAAAAGACGTTGTTGCCGTACTGCTTTGCATAGATTGTGTCTGGAGTCGACATTTTGAATTACCCCTTTTAGAAGATTTTAGAGACTAAAGTTAAAACCTAACTCTATCCCCGTTATCCTCTCGGGCGGGTAAAACAAAATTGTGGGGCGGGCGTTGCCGTTTTCCCGTGATTCTTTACTTCTTTGACGAATTCACCGCCGGGGCCGAAGCTTTGGTCGCCGGGATGGCGACCTTTGCTTCAGATTGTCCGATGTGATTCGTGCACCACGAATAAGCTTCTTGTGCCGTTTTAAGGGCGTCCTGCTTTTGAACTGCTGATCCGTTCGATATGACCGAATTGTATAAAGAACATTTTATTTTTGCAAGCTCTATTTCGGAATTTTGTTTTTCGCTCACGATTTCGCTCATTGCTTGCCTGCTTCCATCATGACGAGAAGATCAGTAGCGCGATCGACGGCTCCCTGATGTCCCGGCGCGGCGTCGTCGTTATATTCTTTTGACGCTGTGACTTTTTCGTATTCGAGCTTGGCCTGTTCTGGTGATAGCGCGGCGAAATTTCCTTTTCCGTTTAAGCCATCTTCTTTCATGCCGCCGGTCAAAGACAACATCCCTTTGATGAATCCAAGATTCCGACCAAGATGCTGATTGATTAACTTGATCGCGGCCGGGTCTTTGAAGTGTTGCGTCAAAAGTTTGTTCACGTGGTCAATCTTTGATTCATACGCCGCGCCCAATTCTTTACGCAATGCCGTTTCGGTAGCCTTGACGGCTTTCGTCTCGTTGCCTGCGGATTGGGTGAATTTGTTCATCTTCATTTCTTGTTGGAAGGCATACCATTCGGCGAATTGCTTTTTGTTGATGCCGAGCTCATGAGCTTTATCCTTCATGATCTTGAGCTCATCGGCCGAGACTTGCAATTCCTCGGGGAGCCCTTCGATGCTTGGCGTTTCATACTGTTCAGCTTTTTCCGGGCGGCCGGTCTTGTTATAAAATGCGGCCCATTCTTCAGGAGTGCTCTTATCCGTCGGGACGACAACTTTATCTTTGCCGAAAGCCTTTTGTAGTTCGACGTAACTTTTTCCCAATTCTGCGGGGCTCTTGAATTTCGTGATTGTCGGATTCGTTTTTAAATCGGTATCGAGCGAATCGTACCAAGGCTTTTGACCTTTGTCGCCGCCTGCTCCCGCGCCTGCGCCTTCACCCTCGCCACCTTCTGCGCCTTCCCCTTCGCCTTTGCCGCCTGCTCCGCCATCACCGTCGGGCGAGCGATAAAGCTTAATAAATCCTTTGTTATTGAACGGGAACTTGCCGGAAGCATTCTTGAAAAGCTTTTTTAACCGGGTCGCCAAATTGTCCGCTGTTGCGGGTTTGAGATTATCCATTGTCATGACGTGATTGCCCTTTCTGGTGGCTTTGTTTCTTGTTTTGGTTGTGGCCGCGACATCGCTTCGATGTGACGGAAAACTTCATTCATCCCGGCGTTGCAGGCGTGAACATACGGATCGGAGTGAAAAGGCGTATTGTAACCGAAACACATGATCTTCAAATCTTCCAAGACGCGCCGACCGGCCGGTGACTCAAAAACGTTTCGATAGTCAATTTGCAAGGCGGCAAAAAATTCCTGTTGCTCTTGCTTAGTTAAGGTTTTGGGTAGCTCTTGCATTTGCAAATCCTTCCGATGCTCCCGCCGTCTGATTCGCGGCTTGGGAAGCGGCTAAGAACATTTCAATTCTATTTTTCTGAGCTAATGCCTGCTGTTTCTGTTGACGAATTTGCGCGACTTTCTTGGGATCATTCATCACGATCGCGTTGACGTTCTTCGCCTTGGCAATTTCTTCAACGGCGTCATCGATGTTTACAATATCCATGACATCCGGGGCGACCTTCGCCATTTCGAAAATGATTGCAAGGAATGATTGAATATCATTGGCCTGAAGCGCGCGCTGTGCCTTGGCAAGCGGCGAAACATAGACGACATCATATTCCTTGTCCTTTAATTCTTCAGGCAAAGGCGGCAATTTACCACGGCGGGCTAAGATCGAATAAACCCGTTGAATGATCGGATTCAAAAGCTCCGACTGAAGGCGGCCGAGGGCCGGCCCAAGCATCAACATTTTTTCTTGGGCGCGTTGCATGACTTCGGTCGCTGTCATTCCCTCGCTACGTGAGATCATTAAAAACAGATCGACAAAGAAAGCCGATTCGATGTTCTGTCTCGTCTCGGCCGACATTTCTTTATAGGCGTTGAAGTCGTTGCGGATTGCCATTTGCTCGACGGCGCGGCCTTGGGTCAATGACTGTCTTTGATAGTTGATTGCACCGGCGCGAAGATCGAGCGTTGAAAGCATCCCGTCGTTGTGCACCAAGTACGGCGGATAGATCGCAAGCTCCATGCCTTCGATGCCGACGCGCTTGACCTGATTCATCATCAAAATATCCGGGAAGCATTCGAACGCCGGCGAATATCCGTAGGTTTCAGTGGAGTTTTTATAGAATCGACACACATTGATCGGGAATTCTTGGAAGCCGCCCTCTTTTAAAATCTTCTTGTCGTCGAGACTTAGCCAACATGATTGAAAAGGCATGTTCATTGCATCTTCGAGCTCAACGTCGCGCTCATGACGCGGGGCAATGTACTGCAAGAAGTTAAAAGGCGTGGTGTATTTCTTCTGGTCGATCGCGGCTTTAACGGCGTCACCAAGATTTTCACGACCGAAAAATCTCATTGCCTGATAAGCGGTGAATTCAAACTTGCGATAGATGACGTCAACTTCTTCGCGCTCATTCTCAATCGCATAAATCTCGCGGATGTGACGGGCATAGAATCTAACGTCATTCTTGGGATCTTCCTCGGACTGAAGCGCGCCGGTTCCGACCGTCCCGAGGTCAAGATAAAGCTCATCCATTTGCTGATAAAAGTTGCTGTTTGCTAACGCTGAAAAAATAAGATTCTGGACGTGATAGAAATATCGACGGACGTTAATCGAATCCATCAAATCGCTGTCTCTGGTCTGAAGCTCAAACCATCTTTGACTTGCGTTTGTCATGTACCCGGAAAGCCCGGCGGCCATGATGCGATTTGCGCGCGTTGCGGTCGAGTCATAGATATTTGACGGGAACTTTGTCCCCGCCGATTGCTTTTCCTGAATGCCGCGCTTGCGAGGATTACAGTTAAGTAAAATATCTTCCCATGAACCTTCCCACGATTGGCGGTCGCCCTTTGCGTGTTCGAATCCGATCAGAATTTCTTCTGCTTTATCCATTTTAATTCCCCACGCCTAAAATAGTTTTTTTATTGAGATTGTTTTGATCCGCATTGTCGCCGACGTTCAAAATCGTCGATGTCTTTTTTGCCTGTAAGAGCTTGAGCTTGGCCTTTGCGCTTTCAGCGGCGGCCTGCTCGGCTTTGAGTGGAGCTTCGATCTGCGCGATCCCGACATCCCTCTGCGCGTTAGCGGCCTTCTCGGCGGCCTTTTCCTGACGGTTTGCGGCGTAAACTGTTGCGCCTGCTGTTGCCGCCCCTGCAACTGCGATAGCTGTCGCGGTGAATGCCATAATTAACCGATCCTTTTTGCGTGAATTTTGTCCATAAAAGTATAACCGATTTCTTCGAGTATCTTGCTTACATCGTGCGCGACCTTGATGTGTTGCGTAACAATATTTACCCCGTCGGCCTTGAGCTGTTCTTCGCACCACAAAAGAAATTCTTTCCCGATCCCGCGCATTTTCGGGTGAATGAATAAAACGTCTTGCGACGCAACTTTCATGGTTTGGTAGTGCATGTGATGATTGATAAAAAAGACGCAATATCCGACGGCAGTATAAGCATATTTACCAAGCTGTGACGGGATAGGCAATTCTTTGCGTATTGTGTAAACCCGGAGCATGTCCATTTCTTCGAGCGCGATATACTGATCGAAATTCGGCTCGAGAGGGAAGTCTTTAAAAAGCGCAACTTCTTCCCAGTGCATTTTAAATAGCGGGACTAATTCGGTATAAACCTGATGCGCGCGCTCGCGTTGATATTTAATCATCGCATCACCGCCTTGCGTGGGAGCTCTGCTTCTTTTTTGCGGTTCATCGGGACATTTGAAAGCGGGACTTGGCTCATTTGTTCGTGCATCGCAAGCGAGTCAACAAGATCAATAAAAGCGGACTTGATCGCGTCCTTCGTCACACCGGCGAGCTCAAGCAATAATTCAGCAAGCCAATAGGCATGATCGGGAAGCCAAATCGATTTTATCTTGGCTCGCGGCTGAAGCATCTTAATGCGTTCAAGCTTTGAACCTTCTTTCCCGTGCTCGAGGGGGATGAGATTAAATCTGACATTACGGCGAGTCATTTCTTTGACGATGAACGGCTCGATTGTTTGATAGAGCATCCCCTTTTCAATTCCAAAGTCACGAATGCCCCAAAGAATAACCGCTTCGAATATCTTGTCGATCAGCTCGGCGGAATCCCAACGGCCATATGGCATTTCAAGAATATACCAATGGCCGTCGGGCATTTCGACCTTGACACAAATCGCGCGGAAGCAAGCCGTTTTTTCCTTTGATGACGCCGGGTCTAAGGTGGCTGTGACATTGCCTTCTGATGCGAGCTTCCGAGCTAAAGCGGGAGTATAACGCGGGAAATATTCGGACTTAAAGATCTGCGTTTCTTCGGACACTGACCTACACATTCTTTCGCGGAGCCAAATATCGAGCTTGCCTAAATTCAAATATGATTGTTTTTCTTTGGCAATAAATTCGCTTGAGAACTTCGACGGCCAAGTCGGGATGTGTTCATCGCTTTCGATCGGGATGCGTGAAGTGTTAAAGTTAAGCTCGGCCTTGTTTGCAAATACACGCTCGACGATACACTTCTCGCCGAGATTGTTCCCGATTAAAAAGATGCGAGAGTTCTGACCCAAGAACATGACATCGGACAAGAACCAATTCCAATCTGATTCTAAAACTGTTTCCGACTTAGCGTCCTCGGTGTCTTGGGGATCGTCGATGATGATGATCTTAGGCCGGCGATCCTGAAACGCAATCCCGCGAATGGATGCACCCTTGCCGTAAGCTTCGATGCGTACGTTGACGATGTTCCCCTCGGAGTCCTCGACATCAACATCGAACACGTCACCCGATTGGACGTTGATTTTAATAAGCGTCGCGCTGATAGCCGGGTTCGTTAGATATTCGTCAGTAATTTCTTTGAGCTTATTTTTTGCAAGCGTCGCATTGTTTTTGATGATGACGATATAATCGAATTTCTTAGAAGGGAACGTGAGAGAGTGAAGTGGGAATGATCTTAAAATATATTGCGTTTTTGCAGATTCACGGAAAGCTTCGATACCTTCGTGACCATCACCAAACAAAAGACTGTCCGACCAAGTTTTATGAAATGTAGCAGGCTCGACTTCACCGTCGCCGGTGTTTAATAATATTGCGCGATAATTGACGAGATTTCCGAATGCTTTTTTATATGCCTCGAGAAGCTTTTCTTCGCTGATCTCAATATCGTCGACGGATTCGCTCAAGTTGTTTGCGCCTTCTTGATGACCTTTTTAAGAAAGACGTTATGCTCGAGTGATCCCTTCAGGTCAACTTGTTGTTTAGGTTTGCCTTCGGAATACTCGACGATCATTTTGTTTGCTTTCTGATCGCCTTTAAAGGCCCGATAAATTTGTTTCATAGCGAGGATGTCGGCGACTTCCATCTCGCGAACTTCACCGCTTGTCAAATCCCTAAAGCACATTTTTTGCTTTAGTAATTCCCTGATCGCCGTCGAGATTCTTTTTCCCTTTGGGTGTCCGCACCCCGCCCCTGTCGGGTTAGGTGTATAACCGGGCAACAATCGGCCATACTTGTCACGCTTTGCATCTTCGGGCTTTTCATTTAAAGCCATTTAAAAACTCCCTTGCTCGTTAGGTAGGGCCGGCGGTCTGCGGAGACTACCGGCCCAAGGAGAAAACCAATTAATCGCTATTTGACAATTTCAGAATTAGCACGAAATTTTATATTGTGTCAAGAAAATTTTATTTTATATTTGTTGACCATCGGAATTTCGTGAAAGGACAAGTTTGATAATGCGGGGACATTTTTGCGGGATTGAATAAATTTTCATGCTCGATTTCGGGGGAATAGTCGACGGCGGTTTGGAGTCCATAGGCATTTAATACAAACATGATTCTCTTTCCGCATTGGCATTTTTTGTTATTATTGAACATCGAAGTCTAAGTCCTTTTCTGATTCCATCATTTTTATGTTGACCTGAATCCCGATCAAATTCGAAGAATCGCCGTATCGCTTTTGAATTCGATAGTCGCAGAGCTGTGAATCATCATTGAAAAATGATTTGTTCATGGTGTCCATTAACGCTTTGACAAGGTTGTCACCGTCGGGTTTTCGAATATGCCACTTTAAATTTTTAGCATTACCCGGGCGCGGCATCCAGAAAATAAATTCCGCGCGGCACGGGCCCATCGGCAAATTCCCCGGGCGATAAGGCAATAAATACATTCGCAAAAGGCTTTCATAGTCTACCGTTTTCCTAGGCGTGTACGTGCAAACAAACTTCCCCCGTCGAGAAAATCGCGGACGCCCCTTAGCTACCGGCGTGATCGGTATAAAAAAAGATTTTGTTATCATTTTAAAACTCCTCAATTTTTATGATTATCATGTTGATTTCGCGGCACTTCGGACACATCACGACATTAAAAAAAGCAAAACGATTGAAATCTATTTTCACGTAGACCATTGATATTTCGCAAAATGCCGCGTGATGATCTACGAATCGTCGGATCTGAAGTTGAGTTAAGAATTTACTTGTCTCTGTGTCCATATAATTATTAATAATAAAAATAGTCCTAGTTTTTAACCTTAATGGAATTTCCCGGCATCAATTTTCTTTTCTGTTGCAAGGGCAATATCTTCAATGGTTTGCCACTTATCAGATTCATAGTCCATAAATTCGATTTTAAAATGTTCCTCGATCATCATTGTGAGTTCAACGCGGTCAAGGGAATCGAGCTCAAGATCATCTGAAAGTCGTGTTGTCCCGGTCAAGACAATTTTTGCATCATTATAAAGATTATTAATTAAGTTTTCGATGACTGTTTGGACTGGCAAAATTAATGACATTTTTATTCTCCTTTTTGGTGTTTCATTATTGAGCATCTGCTCAAAAGTTTTTATACATCATTTTATCTAAAATCGCTTCAGCAATTCCAAGCGATAGAAAGTGCTCTTTTATGTATTGAGCTGATTGACCAATCTTCTTACGGTTTCGAATGTCGCTTTTTAAATCATCCTCTGAAAAACTCTCAAAAATCCCTTTCTTTTGTAAGTTTTCTTTATTGTATATTGTGGGTGACGCCGCTGACACCCCTAAGTC